CTTGAGGAAATCCCCCGACGCCTTCAGGAACTCAACGCGGGAGGCTTTCTCCTGTTCCTCATCGGCCTTGATGGTCGAATCGGTTTCGATATCGATCCGGAAATTCCGGAGCGCCCTGTCGCGGATAAGCTGCTCGACTTCCTCCCATGTGGGAGCGTCCAGCATGTCTTCCATCTGGTCTGGGGTGACATTGGGCGGGAGCGGGGGCGGCGATTGCATGGCTTGCAGCGAGCCAGGCTGTCCTGGCAGCGGTGGGCCGCCGTTATGACCCATCATTGGCTGCTGGTACATCTGCTTTTCCTGCTGTGTCAGCAGGCGTACACCCGATATTGCCTTGATCGTCTCCATCTGGAAATGATTGGCGATGACGTCCACCATGATACGGATGGTTTCGCGCACGAAACGTTGCACATCGCGTTGAAGATCAGATATGCGCTGATTGGCATATCCTGATTTGAGCTTTTGGGCCGACGCCGTTTCGCTCGCATCGGTCGTGCCCCGGATGATATCCGACATGCCGGTAATCTCATCCAAGTCCTGCTTCACTTTGTCGCGGGCCTCATAGGCTGCGATCAGCGTCTCGGCTATCTGCTTGACCTCGATCAGCGAGTAGGCATTCGCCATGCCGCCCTTTTCCTGCATGCCGGCCCAGTTCTGGACGGGGATAAGCTCGTTTTCCGTCCCCTCGTTGAACATGCGGTTGAGGCCTTCGGCGGAGGCGTCGTAGATGCCCACAACCTTGAGGCACCGCGTCATCATGGAGATACGGGCCGTGAGCAAATCCAGCTCGGCGGCCTGATCCTGGTATTCCACGAATATGGGCGTTGGGATCGTGCTGTCGTTTGTCAGGTTTGCCAGAAGTGGCTTGGGAAAGGGAAAGAAATTCTCAAGCTGCAGCGGATCAGGGCGCAGATCCAGCGCCTTGGGGATCGACTTGTGGAACCACACGGCAATCTTGTGGGTCTTATCCCAAAGCTCGTAGATAACCGCCTTGCCTATTCCGTCATCAATAACCTTGTCGTGCAGATCCTTGGGCTTGTAGTCCATGGGGATCGCGGCGATTTCAGCCTCGGTCAGGTTCTTGAAGCGGCTGTGGATTTCCTTCTTGTCCAGATAGACTTTGCGCCAGCCGCACCAGATTTCGTCCCATGTGCGGGCGACGTTATGGCCAAAGTCTTCGCGGTGGACATAATCGTTAACGACTTCTTCGTAATCGATAACCTCAGGCGCCTTGGCCTGGTCTTCCTGCTGATCGCCGGGGCCGATATCGTCGGTTAGCTCTTCTGCGGGCTTAAAATGCGGAACGTAGCGTACCCATAAAGAACCCCGGCCAGGCAATAGATAATCCAGAACGCATTGACGAGACGTTCCGGCAAAGTGGTCAGTGTCGCAAAAATAAGTAACAGTGCGCTCAAGCACATCACTTGTAACACGACCGATAGGATCAGCGTCCTTAAAACGCCTCTGAATGTCGGGCTTAGGGTTTCTCGCATAGAGTGCGGGGAGAAGGTTCTGGGTGTTTGACCAAAGGACATTGAACCGCCTTTCCTGGCTTTCGATGGTGCCGTCACCGCCGCGATCATCTTTGTAGCGCTTGAGAATGCGCTTGGACTGGCGGTCCCACTTCTGGACCTCCTTGTCGTATAGCTCGATTTCCTCGACGTAACGGGCGATTTTCCACAGGGCCTCGATATCGGGATTACCTGGGCCCTGGGCTTCTGAAATGTTAGTTTCGCTATCGTCAGCCACGATAAGCCTCAGATGCGTTCGATTCGTGCCTTCCTGGCCGGCGGGTGAAAGACATCATGCGCGGTAAGCTGTTCGAGGAAGCGCGGACCAGTCGCAGCCGCAGGCTTGGGCCTGACATATGGGCGCGACATGCAGAAATATCGCCACTCATCCGCCGCGTGGTCTTCCATATCAGAATTGACGTCTTCAATGCGATTTTCGTCATGCTGGAGCATGGGGATTGTACGAATGCTGTCGGCACAGTTGGAAAAGCAATAGATGAGGGGCCTGCCGTCTTCTCCCAGCATCCGGGCACGCATTTGATCCCAGCCACCCATCGCCCCCTTGGATGCCACGCGGGCGTTGTCAGCCTGGCGGAACACCAATTTATTGCCTGATCCTGTGTAAATGCGCTCCGCAATCGAGGGTCCACCATCGCTTGAGAACGCCGCAGGGTCGAGAACACGATAGCTTATCTTTTCACCACGTTCTAGGTGTAAAATATGCTGGGCCACTTCCTCTGCCGGCATCTTGAGCCCGCTGTTGGGATTCTTCACCGGGTCGGTGCAGCCGTAATATTCGCGGTACCGAACCAATGAGCCCTTGGGGATAAGCGGGCCGTCTGGGTGCAGCCAATCGTCCCCGGCTATTGCCCACCATCCAAAGCTGAAGGGTCTGGCCGATCCCCAGTCGCCAGACATGCCGCGCGTCCACCACTCGGGCAGTTCGACAGGGCGGAGAATGAGCTGGTTTGACCAGCAGTTGAAGAACGCGCCGGCCACGATATTCCAATCGCCACTTATCCACGCCTTCCGCAGAGCGTCATTGCCATACGTAGATGCCAAAATACGATTTCTATAATTCGGATCTGCTTCCAAGAGCTTGATATTGTCCTCAAGCTGGGAGGGGATAAACATCCTCGTAAAACCCGTTTCGGGGTCTTTGTAGGGCACACGCGGCGGCCCGATATCGATATAACGGCTCTTCACCCAAGAGTGTCCCATGCCCCCAGGATTGCCCGTCAGGCGCACTGAGCATGGGACGCCGGCGGCGGATCGAAGTGTGGATAGCATGCGCAGCAGCCCCGCCGGTGTCGCGTACTCGGTCACTTCATCGAAGCTAATGCCGGTGAATTGCATGCCATGATAGCGGCCATAGTCTTGCTCACGTTCAATGTAGCGCATTTTGACGGTCGCGCCATTTGGCCAATACCAGCAATTTGAGAACGGATAGTCTGCGGACATTTGGCTTTTGAAGACGGCGCCGGAAGCCGTGAAAACCTGCATTGCCCGATATTGCAGCTCTTCCAGTTCCGGGTAGGTTTTGCGGAACATTACCCCGCGCCATCCCCCGCCATAGCGCAGAGCTCCGTCCTCCTGATACCCAAGCTGGAAATCAGATTTTCCGCCTCCGCGACCGCCACCAAAAAACAATTCGTCGCAAAAGTCGGCTTCGAGGGCTGCTAATTGTGGGCCGGCTTGTGGCCACCAAGGCATTTCTTCCACCTGTTCCAGCGATTGGCTGGATTATGAAGAGACGATTTTTCGGGGTGGACCTGCATCCCACTTTTGCCCTTGGAGGCCGCGTCCCGCATATTGTCGGTGTGCGTACCCAAGAAAAGGTGGGCAGGATTAACGCAAGTCCTCGTATCGCACTTATGGCAGACATACAGCCCAGGGGGAATAGCGCCCCGGAATAGCTGGTAGCTAACCCGATGTGCCCAATGGCATTTGCCGTTCCAACTAAAAGCGCCGTAGCCAAAACCCTTTATGGCCCCTGTCCAAAGCCAGCAGCCACTATTCGGGTCTTTCATCACCTTGGCTTCAAACCGTTCAGTCGCGGGTGTAGCAACACATCCAGCCATATCAGTTCGGAATGATCAGTTTCGGCTTGAACGGCTGCACGATGGGAGAGCCCTTGGCTTTCTCGCGCTGCACCTTCTGTACGTCTTCCCAATAGGCTGTCCACATGGCCAGGAACACGGCTGCGACAAGATCATCGTCTCTAGCCTCAGGCGCATCCATGGCAACGCCCAGCGCCTCCAGGCCAGCCTTCATCATTTCAGGCGTCATGGCTAGTTTGGGAGCGCGGATTTTCTTGTTGTCGTTCATGGCTTCTCGCTAAGAGCTGCGTCTATCATGGCGGCGTAATGTTGCTCGGCGCTGGCGCAATCGTTCCAGTCGGGGATCACGTCTAGGGCCTTGGCGGCAGCCAGCATCACCTCCGTAGGCTCTCTCATTGCCTCTATGGCGGTGCGGGCTTCGGCAGAGAACCTTGTCCAGTTCTTCGCGGATTGAAATTTAGCCGGATCGTCGCCCTCGGTTTTCCAATGAATGCTGTCTGGCGGTATCCCAAATTCAGCGCAAAGCGCCCGCGCCACGCGCTCTATGAGGGTCATGACTCAATAGCCTGTTCTTCCACAAAACGGCGCAGCTTGGCCACAGCCGTAATCAATGCGAGCCAGGTGGCTGGATCAACCTCGACACCGCTCCATTGCAGCATCCCGCCGCAGTCTTTCATCTTGTGAATAACAATCCGGGTGCCGTCAGTCGAGCGGCCAACATCGACGTTCCAGTCACCGACCTTATCGCTTGCACCTACAGAGTTCATTTCTCCTCCTTCAGCTTGGCGCGGTTTTTCTTCTCTCGCCACTTCCGCATGTATTCGCGCTGGTAGGCTTTGCGGTCGAACTGACCGAGATGGGGCTGTGCCAATTTGGTCGGGGCAACCGTTGATTCGGATGTTTCTGGCCTCTTACCCACCGACAACGGTGCTGCAGTCTTTGCCGGCCTCTCAGAGGTGAGGGCCATCGAAGGCCCGCCCCCGCAAATATGCTTCCATTCCGATGTGCCGCAGTTTTTGCATTTCGGTGGCTGCATGCCGTAAGTCTAATAGACCGTGAGACTAACGCAAGGCCATAACCGCGCAGAATCCTAGAATGGCTGCGATAAGCAGGTCTAGGATGATGGGCGTGGTCATTCGCGCCAGTGAAAGCTTGGGTGGGGCCTTGCGTTACATTTTGCCCAATTAGCAATGCACTGGGATTTCTCGCTCTCTGGGCGATTTCGTATAATCCGCTCAAGAATCTCTGCGGATCTATTGGCAATGAACGCCGCCCACCTGTCGGTGGCTCCGGCATCTTTCAAGGCCGTAGAAACCCGCTCGGCAAGCGTCATTTGTCCCCATTGCTATGGAGCTGCAGCCACTCTTCCCGCGTCAATGTAGGCCGTATTGCTACCTCTGTCTGTAGAGGGCCTAGGTCTGGATCTTGGCCGATTGCCACGGATTGTGCGGGTTTTCCATCGATACTGTCCCGTATCATCATCGCAGCCTGCTCATTACCATCTATTGCCCGGTCTACGAGTTTAGAGGCTATGACGTTAATCTTGCTTGTCTTTGTGCCGTCCGACAATTCAAATTCCCGCTTCACAGCGAGCATGAGGGCGTCGCGGAACAGCTTGTCTGGCTTACCGCCCTTTGATGGCGTGGTGCGAGCTGGCATAGAGCCTAAATAACATCATGTTTCACGTGAAACAATCATGCTGACGAGGTCGGTTGCTATGTCGATTGCGGTCATGGGGACTCTAAAAGACGGCCCGCTATCCACATTTGCAGACCGATTATTGGACTCCGCAGTTCGGCTTTCGCCTGTACGGTGTGGGCCAAACTGGTTATGTGGCCATTATAGTCTTTTTCAGAGTTTTCGCGGTTATTGCGCGGATGGCAGCAGACCGGCTGGGAATGGGCGTTTGCTTTCTGCGCCAATCATCCAGCGCAGCCAGATATTCGGTTGAAACGCGCAATTGGATCATGTCGGTAAATTTATTGACGTTCTTTGTCATTGATGTATTACATATCAATCGCAGAGGAAAAGTCAAATGGCCGAGAAAATTGTCAGAACCAGTGCTGGGCTTAGAGATTCGCTGTTTGACGCGATGCAGCGCCTTCGCGACCAGGAAATGAGCCCGGAAGACGCTGGCGCCTTTGCTAAACTGGCAAAAGAAATTTGCAGCACTGTCCGCCTGGAAATCGATGTGGCCAAACTTAGGAACGAATTTCCCGCCGACACTAAGCTGGTATTGCCCCTGCCTCTGGATCTCGGGTCGCCAAATACTGCTTTA